AAATAATGTAGATAAAACAATTTTTAATAATTCAGAAGTTAATTATGTACATACAAAAAGATCAATTGTTATACTAACCGAATATGTTGGAAGAACAGTAGATAGTTTAAAAAATTATGGAAATAATGAAAAATACATAAAATATATAGCGCCATTATTTCAAGACGAAAACTTATTTAATAAATACATTTTTGATATTTTATATTCTTTATGTTGTTTGAATTTACGTCTTAACGTTATTCACGGAGATTTGCACCTTAATAATATAACAATTCTTAGAGCATATAAAAAATATATACAAAACATAAAAGAATTCGAAGATAAAGAATATGATTCTTATACATTATACATAATAGATAATGATATTTTTTATTTCAAAAATATGGGCATCATAGGAACTATTATAGATTTTAGTAGATCTTTTATTTATAAAGAAAACTGTGATAAGTATTCAAAAACAATGATTTCTGATCGTATATATTTATATTATCAACAAATGTTTCCTAAATTTATCCAAGATTACGGTATTTTATTAAAACAAAAATTAAAAACTAATTTAAAAGACATTTATACTATATTTACATCCGTTGATTTATATATTTTAAGTAATAAACTAAAAAAAAGTATAGAATACTATCCAAAAGTTAAAAAGAATATAGCAAAAAAAATAAATTTAATGTATGAAACAAGTTACAAATTCATTTTAAATAATATGATAGATTATTTACAAGACAAAATAGATATAAATACAATTCCTAATGTAAATAAATTAATAATATATAAATTATTTAATAATATAATAATAGATAACAAACCAGATATTGGTTCAAGAATAAATAGTGTTTTTAATATAAACAATGAATTAAAATATTCGCACTCTCAATATGAAAAGTTACCAACACACTATTATTCTGATTTTATACAAAGAGATAAGGATAAAGAACAAGTAGTATTACAAAATATGGATAATATAAAAAATATATATAAGATAAATAACACATATAAATTTTTATGTTATTAAAAACTAGACCAATCAATAATAAAATATAAATCATTTATATTTACAATATTTCTAATAAACGATTTTGCTTTATTGACCTGTTCCTTTTCAGAATAATTGTTATAATATTTAAACTGAGAATATCTTAGTGCAATATTTTGTCTATATTTGCAATCACTTACTTTAGAAAATACAAGATCATTAGCCAATCTATCGATTGTTTCATTTATAACATTATATGTTATAGTTTTATGAGGAATTAATTGTGGTATGTTACATATAAACTCATTAATTCCTTTTAAAAATTTATATCTACTATCTATAATATCTGGATTCTCCTGTGGTTTTCCATAAAATATCATTCTTATTTTTTTATACAAAGAACTCTCAATAGCATAAGAAATATTATTAATATATACAATATAACCATAAATTGTTTGAGATTTGTTTATATGATATGTGTACGCCCTGTTACAGTTTGAAAACAATTCACCACAATCGATATTAATATTTTTCTGTTCTGGAATATTTGTACTGTTTTTTACAGTAAAATGATTAAAATCTTGTCTATTTTCAGAGTATTTTTTAATATCGATAGCCTGAACAAAAACAGCAGAACATTTTGTTTCAAATGGATGTAGAATTGGATGCGTAATAATAAAAGTATATGAAACACCTTTATCAAGATTATCTAAATTAAAATTATAATTGAGAAGTACTTGAATAACCGCGTCTTGATATGTTATTCCATTATTTTTTATATTATTCATACAAATTCCGCGAAATGTAGAAATCTTCCAACCGTTTTCAAAATACGATAAAGTTAATACTGTACCATTTACCATTGGTTTCACTTTAGCGTCTTTAAAATTTGATTTAATTTCTTTTTCATCATAACTATTTTTTGGAGGTACTGGAAGAACCGCAACAATAGAATTAGTAGTAGTATTTACTATAGTTTGCAATCTAGTAGATTGAACATTTCTATTTTCTGGTCCAATTATAACATATTTTCCATTATTAAAAGAACGAACAACTTTACATATCGTTTCTAAATTTATATCGTTCATTTATAATAGATATTATATAACTTCTGTGGTTATATATTTAATTTGTTTTAAATTTGATTGTTATATATTAAATATATATTTATGTTTAATATATAAATGTCTTTTGATGATTTGAATTCACTCTATGAAAATTGTAAAGAAAACATTGAGCAAAAAATAAATGTATGTAATCATTGTTCTATACCTATGGATATTGTTGATAATTTATACATTTGTAAAAATTGTGGTTTTATGATAGAAATTACTGTTTCTGAGAGAGTATTTAAAAATTCTAATCAGTCTTTTACGGTAAAAGGAAATTGTGGACAAACGAATACATTAAAAAAATTAAATCGTATTCTTAGCGAACCTTCACAAGAATCACAAAAAAATAATATATTAAAAACAATTGTTAAATTTAATCAAAATTCAGGTGAATTAAAATTATCAAAAGACATTATTAACCAAGTTGTAGATTTGTATTATGAATCTACAAATCCAATTATAGACAATAAGACAGTTCATTTTACTTATCGTTCACAAAGTAAGAACGGTGGAATTGCTGCTTGTATCTATGTTGTTACATGTAACAACGAAATTCCTATAGAGACTAAAAAAATAATGAAGTTCTGTGAATTAACAAATTCTAATAAATTCAATAAAGGAATGGAAAATTTAATGAGGTTTGTAAATATAGAAAAAAAAGATCCAATTCCCAACCACATTAAAGAAAATTTAGAAAAGTTAGAAATTACATTAGATTATAGTAAAGTAATAGAAGAAATTTATTATACTGTATTAAATAGAATTACAGAATTTAAAGGAATTTATTCTAGTACTAATATCTCTAGATGTATCGGAATTATTTATCTTATTATCAAACAATGTGATATTGGAATTACAGAAAAAACTATTGCCGCTAAATGCGAAATTTCTAAAACGACATTTGAGAGGTTTTATTTATATCTTGTAAATAATAAAGAAATTATTAATGTTATATTAAAAGCAAATAATATACCAGAAATATTATAAAATTAATCTATTTTTTTATATATAATGTCTTCAACTTTATTACAGAAAGGAAAAATAGTTATAAAACCAGAATATAACCAATATGATATACAACAAATTAATGACTCTAGAACAATAGATTATGTAATTGATTTTATTAAAAAAAGATTGACTGTAGTATCTTCTACTTTTCAAGGAGTAAAAGTAAATTCACCAGGAGAAAAATTTATAATATTAAAATCTGGAACGGGGTCTGGAAAATCTACTACTCTTGGTCCTGAACTTTATAAATCATTTTTTCAACTAACAAGAAAATTTATAGCGATAACTCAACCAAGAGTTTTAACAACAATAGAAATTCCAAACAATATTGTTAGATATTATCCAGAGTTAAAAATGGGCGATAATATTGGATATCAAACCGGAAATTTTGCTTTTAAACCAGAAAAAGGTATTATATTTATGACAATAGGAACTCTTTCACAACAGTTTAAGACATTGACTGACGATGAAATTATCGATAAGTATTCTTTTATAATATTAGACGAATGTCATATAAGAGAAGTAGAAACTGATATAACAATGTCTCTCATTAAATCTTTTATATATAGAAATTATAAAAAATCTGAATGTCCTTGTATTATTTTAACAAGCGCTACTTTTAATACTGAATTTTATGCTGATTTTTTTGGTATAAAAAGACAAGATATATTAGAAGTTGCCGGAATTAACTATCCAATTAAACAAATATTTTTGGAAACAAGTTTAGAAAATTATAATAATAAAATAATAGAAACTATTCTAGAAATACATAAAAATGAAGAGGATTTTAAAACAAAATATAGAGATATTTTGGTTTTTGTTTATGGTGGTTCTCCTACAAAAAAAATAATAAAAGAATTAATAGAAATTAATAAAACACTAGAAAAAAAATTAAAAATAGTATCTTTAAGTAGTGAGTTATTTTCATCTAAAGATGAACAATATCAAGATATTTATAAACCAATGTCTTCGTTAAGAGTAGATATAGAAGGAAAATTATATACTCCAGAGAGACGAGTTATAGTATCTACTCCTGTTGCCGAAACCGGTTTAACTATAGGAACATTAAGATATGTTATTGATACAGGTTATGAAAATAATAATGTATTTAATCCTATTTATAATTTTAGCGGATTAATTGTAATGCCAAGTTCACAAGCTAGTACAATTCAAAGAAGAGGAAGAGTTGGAAGAGTATATGAAGGTACATGGTATCCAATGTTCACAGAAGAGACTTATAATAAAATGGTAGTAGATAAATTGCCAGATATTACTACAAGCAATATTACAGAATTGATTTTAAGTTTAATAATAAAAAACAAAAATATAAATTGGGATGGAAAAATTACAACTCCATATATTCCAACAAATGACTATAAATTAACCGAACTTGATTTATTAACACAACCAGGATTTGATACATTAACAAGTGCTCTTGAAAAATTGTTTGTTCTTGGTTTTATAGACAAAAACCAAAATCCAACACTAATGGGTCTTATGGTAAATAAAATTACAAAAAGTAAATTAGAATGTCTAAGAATGGTTTTTGCTGGTTATATTCATGGGGCAAATATACTAGATTTAATTACAATAGCAGCATTTGTAACTAATGGTAAGAATTATATAAATAATAAATCAAAAAAAAAATTTACTTTTAGTTGTCCAGGAAAAAAAGATTTAAATAGATTTTTAATGGATGATTTTATTGAAACTATTTTTATCTGGGATGGTTTTACAGAAATTATTAAAAAATCAACAGAAAATTATAATACTACAATTGTTAAAGAATGGTGTGAAGAAAATGGATTTATTTACAAAAATCTATTAACTATAAGTTCAATTAGGTTAGAATTGATAAATAGTTTTTATTCAGTTCTAGGTCTAGATCCATATTATAATGGATTAAATATAAGAAATTATAGCTTAATTAAGATATTTGATAATTTCTTAACAGGGATGGATGAAGTATTAAAAATAAAAAAATGTATTTATGAAGGATTCAGAATGAATTGCGCAAAATGGGATATGAATAAAAAATGTTATATGTTGAACAATAATTTACCTATTGTTATCAATTCAAGAGCTACAAGTTATAGAGGTCAAATGATGCAATATATTGTTGTAGATAAAATAGAACTAACTAATAGACAAAACAAAACTAAATTATATTATTTAACAGCAAGTTTTGTTTCTTCTCAACTATATTATATTATAGACAATAATTTTATTACAAGTTAATCTGATTCAAATATTTCAGACATTGTTTTATTAAAAAATTGTGTGTCTTCAACATATTCTTTATATTGTCTATGTGTATACTTTTCGATATCGTTTTTTATAAAATATTTAATTTTATTACCAAAGTCTTCTATAGATACTCGATTAGATTTATAATCAGATTTATATATCCATTTATTAAAATGATCTTTATAATGTAAAACTTTTTTTTCTACTTTTATTAATTGTTTTTTTTCAGTAATCAATTCATTCATAGGTTCGGCATCTGTGGTTAATACT